ATGAATAATATAAAATATAATCTTAATCCACAAACATATAAAGTGGTTGAACATCAAGCTTCAATGCCTCCAGTGTCAGCAGAACCACCGAAACCTGTAGATTATGATGGTATTATTGAAGAATTAAAACGTTCTTGGGTAGAAAAATACCCAAAATACTATCCTGATTTTGTTTCTGGTAGTATGCTTGGTAAAGATAATACAAAAGCTAATATTACCAATATTTTACTAATTTTATTCAATAAATTAGATGAATCATTTATAACATCAGTTGAAAATAATAAAGAATTTGATATTAACTCAAAGAAAATGATCAATACACTGTATACGAATCAGAAAGAAGCATTAAAACGTATTTTATCTGTATATGATAATGATAAAGTTGATGTTGATTTGAAAAGTATTATTGCTTTCTTAAGTGGATATGTAATAGAATTGGTAAAATTGGTAAATTCTAAATGAAAAATGCATATACATATGTTTTGCATGAAGTATTGTCATTTGATGATATGAATACATATGTAAATCAATGGTTTAATGGTGAAAATTATCCAATGACCTGGTGTATCCTTGGAAATGATCAATATAGTAAAGATATTTTTAATGAATATATAGAAAGGGGTTGGAAATTCTTGTTTTGTTTTAGAAAACAGCCATTAAACGATGAATATGATTATATTGCTATAAGAAAACAAGGAAACAACATATACCATACTTTAACCCCAAATTCTTGCCCAGATAAACCAGGAATTCCTGAATATCTCAAATATTACAAACAGTATATTTTAAATTTCTAAATGAAAATCGAACATGAACAGTTAAAACAAATGCTTTTGAGCAATGTTTGTGAAATATCTTTTACAAGACGTAGACCTCTTGATAAAAGACCTAATGTTCGATATATGATTTGTACAAATGATCCGCAAATTTTACTATCACCTAATGGTAGAATTTGTTTAAACTTTAGACCAACTAATCTAAAACTGCCATATGATCCAGATATGTTAAAACTAATTGTAACCTGGGATATTTTAATGCAAGATTATAGGCAAATTGACACTGTCAATTGTAATTTGATATCAGCTACACCGAGAGATAAATTTTGGCAGTTTTTTAACGATAAATTACTACATATGACAGCTCAACAGAAGATTATGTACATGGACAGGTGATCATTTTTTAAATAATTTCATGAGGAAATCTGTTACCTTAGAGTGTTCAGCTATCAATGTAAATAAAAGTATAACTAGACTTGATTATCAGTGGTAAAAAGAATTTGTTGATATTAGTGGAGCATCAAAAAATACATACGAAACGTTAGAACCCGGTTCATATCGTTGTAAAATAACAAATGGATATAGAACAGTGTATACACAAGATGCTATTGTAACATTAGAACCAATTTGGGTAACAGATATTATAATAAATACACAATCAATCACAAACAGTGGCAAAATTCAGTATACTATAAATCCTGAAGAAGCTGATGATAAAACAATTACATTTGATGCAAAAATTACCCCTGATTATACAATTGATGCTGCTGGAAATGTTACGATTAATACAGATGGATGTAAATTTGAGGTAGTAGCTCGTTCACAATTTGGTAAAGATTATTCAGAAGTAACTAGTACAAAAACAATTACCGGTTATATTAGGGTTGCAGTAAAGTCAATCACCATTACAACCACAACAATTCAAGATGCTGGTCAAATACAAACATCAGTATCACCAGAAAATGCAAGTATTACTAAAAAAGAATTCGAATTATTATCTGGTTTAGAGTACGTTGAAATGGATAAAAATGGTTATGTGTCAGAAGTCAAATCACCGGGAACATTTTCAGTAAGAGTTAGTGGATTTGATAAATCTGGTAATGTTGTAACCAATACTAGAGAAATAATATGTAAAACAAGTGATTACTTTATAGCTAAAACAGCTAGAGGTAATAAGACTGGTAGGAGGTCTTGGGATAATGCCACAGATGATATAAAAACATTCGATTATGATGGTGATGGAGAAATTGAATTAGGTAATACTTATGTAGAAACTGGCAAAGTTTGTGATGTTGGTGGAAATTATTTGGATTTAAACGGTAATGTAATAGGTGGTTGCGAAGTTGGGTCGTATGTTCCTAAGCCTAATAATGAAAATTGTGATTTTCATAATATTAGCAGTAGTTTTTATGGTGTTAATGTAACTCACACATCAGCAACTTTTACAGATTGTAATTTTTATAATATTAGCAATAGTAATTATGGTGTTAATGTAACTCACACATCAGCAACTTTTACAGATTGTAAATTTTATAATATTAGTAGAGATATTTATGGTGTCTATGTAACTCAAACATCAGCAACAATAGAAAATTGTACATTCAGTGCAATTGAATCATATAATTCAATTAATTACACACCATATTCATCTTTAACTAAAATACTACCACCTGAAACAACGGGTTGTAAATTCTTACCTGAAGGTAAAGCACAAAGCATATTTTTCAGTGATGATTGTATAATCAATGGTAAGAAGGTAAGTGATCTTTTAAATAGTTAACACTTTATCATTTCCTTGAACTTTAACAATGTCTCAAGGAAATGATGAATCAATATTAATTTGTTTAAAAAACGGTCAGAAGGAATCATTTAGTACATATGAATTATCTAGATGGTTTGGAATGATCGAAGCAATAGACTATCTTACTGAATTTGCTAATTCTAAAAATATAGATATGGGTGAATTCACAAAAAAACCTGCAGCTATTTATGATTACATAAATCGTAAACAACCGCAGCTTCAAGAAGAAATTGAAAATATAATGCGTCGATTTAAACGAGCAGACGATTCTATTTTTTTGTAGATGTTCTTAGTTCTTTTTTCTGTGATTTACGTATACTAGACATTAACAACATGTCTTTTCTCAGAGACTTGAAGACTTTAGATAATTTTACTAAAGTCTTCCTTGTTCTTATACCAGCTTTTTCGTTTCCTTTATAGTAAAACTTATCAACATCTTTAAATGCTTTTTTTATTAAGTTTTCTATGTTTTCCTTTAAGTCTTTTAATTCGTCGTTTTGCATTTTTCTTTTCTTCTTCAGATTCTGATACAGAACCAATACTCGTTACATCAAATGTTCCACCTGTAATACTTTTTCTTGGATTTCTACCAAAATCTTTTTGACCAAATCCAATACTTGGCATTGCAATACTTTGATACATAGCAGCATCTTCACATATTTGTTGATATCTGCTTTGTAAATCAAAATTATCAGTAATATGATTAGATTGATTGTTCATTTGTATCAACACCATCAAGCATTCCAGCTTGTTTCATTAACCCTTCCATGTTTTGAATAACTTCAGCAACATTATCTTGATTAATTGATTCAATATTCATAAGAGATGGAAATTTATCTAATAGAGCTTTTTGTAACAATCCTGCTAAATATACAAATCTTTCAGGAAATGGATTTTCTTCTTCATTAGCTGGTGGTTCTGGTTGTTGATTCTGTGGTTGAGCTTGATCATCTACTGGTTGTTGACCTTGAGCATTTGGGTTTTGCTGAGTATTTGGATCAGCTTCTTCAAAAACTAAACCCAAACCATTATCATTACTATATTTTAAAACTGATTTTGTAAAATTGTCCATATTATTTTTGTGCGTCTTGAAGCATTTTTTGTGTTTTATTTACTAATGCTGTTCCTAAAGCATTAATATTATTATTCAAACTTGTCATCGTCTTTTTTGCTGAAGCAGCAAGAGTTGGATTACTTGATTTTGATAAATTATCTAAACTAGCAAGAATATTAGGGTCAATAGCTTGATCTTGTTGTTCTTCACCGTTTATATTTTCTTCTCCTTCTTCAAATTCTTCCTCTTCTTGTGTTACTATACTGATTGGTCGTAAAGTAATAATATATGCTGAATCTTCTAAACGAATTTTAATATTTCCGTCATCTTCAATTGTTAGTCCTTGACATTGTTTAATTAATTCAGGTTTAACAATATGCAGAAGCCTATCTATGTCAATATTATTGGTTAATGCTTCTAAAATTACATCTTTAAATCTACTCATCGTGTAAATATTTAAATTTTCATTGAATCGCGTTAGAAATCAATGTGAATCTTAGATTTTCTTGTTCATATTTCTGTTGAAGATTGGTTAATTTATATTTTTTCATGAATTTATATAGATTTCTTACATTTTTACTGTATTTTTCTTGATATTTTTGGAGAATACATAGAAATTCATCATTTTCAACAGGAAAATCATCAGAAATCACAATAATAAACGGAAAAATCTTGGAAATTTTGGTTAATTCTTGAAAATATGGTAAAATTGAAGATTTTTTAATGTAAAATCCTGAAATATTTCGGTTTTCTTTAAGTTTTTTAAGGAGAAATAGCAAAATTATATGAAAAAACGTATTTTCACTAAGAATTTCATCATTATATGTTGCAATATTGATAATTTTTACTATTTCTTTTGAAATATCTTCAATCACAGTTAAATTTTCAATAAATAACGGCTAAAATCATCAATTTTTGTCATATCTTTTGGTTTGCCTAATCGAACGTTTATAATTCCATTATAGAAATCATCTCGAAACAATGCATTATTCATTAATTGATACATTAATTCTTCAAATTTTAATTCAGATTTGCTATAAACAAACTTTAAAATTTGAAAATCAAATTGATCTTTACCAATTTTATTAATATCTTCATTAAGAACATTTGAACTTCCAGTATAATCTTTCCAATTTGATGAAGTTATTTCAATTCTCTTCTTCTTTTTACCTTTTAGAGGTGCTCGCTTTATCTTTTTTTCAAGCAACTTACAACCAATATAGTATTTTTTATCCTTTTTATTAGTAATTAAATACACAAATCCAGTTGCTTTATCAGGTATATCTTCAATATTATCAGGGAATTGCCAGTGTCCGTGTGGATTATCGTCTTGCAATTCTATGTTTTGTGCTTTTTTTGCCATGTTTCTTTGAGCTTTTTCGTCTCTTTACTGTAAATAATGATTTAGGAATACGAGTATCACCTGGAGCATAATCATTATATGAATAGTCACCAAGAGCTCCACCCGGAGCAGCAACATTTCCTCCATCACATTCACAAAACAATTTAAAAAATTCTTCGAACGTTTGCATTTTAAATATTTATACGTTTTTCAGAATTACAGATGGCCATTAATTATACATTTACAACTTTTTCTCAATTTGCTTCAGCTAGTTATCCAGATCTTGCAGAATTGCCAAATAAATTTTGGTTAGTTGGATATGATGCTGAAAATTATCGTGAACTTCGTTTTGATATAGCAACAACACTTAACCCTATTATCACATGTGTGTTGTCATCATATACAACAATTACCAATTTGTCATCTGAATTAGAAGACTCTTTTGACGATGTAGTTGCAGATTTAGAATCATCATTTAAGAAGTTATCAGCTGAAACAGTATCAAAAGAAATAACATATACAAATCCAAATCCAATGCCTAGTGATTTTAAACCAGCAGACGGAATTGTTAGATTTGCAAAAGGCACCACATTTGATAATGTATTGATTACAGATATAATTACTCAATTATTGTATCCGACTATTAATGCAACATTATCACTATCAAATACACCGACATTAATAAAAGCAGGAGCAACAACATCTAGAACAATAAATGTTGAATTGTCAGAAGGTTCAACAATCACACATGGTGCAAATAGAACATATAATTTTACAGGGACTGGATGGGATCAACCATCTATAACAAATACATCTGAAACTGTATCAAATGAGTTAACAATGTCACCTACATCTGAAACAAAATTAGTATTTACTGTTTCAGTAACACAAGATAATGTAGAAAAAGCCACTAAATCATTTGTAGTTGAGTCTGTTTATCCATTATATGCTACTACGATTAATAGTACCACATATACAGAACAATCACTAACATCTAAAAACAGACAAACCACATTAACATTAGCCGGTGAATCTGCTAATACATATTATACATTTGATATACCAGATGGTTGGAATGCTATTACAAAAATAGAAGTATGGAATCCAGTTACTAATAAATTTGAAGAATGGTCGAAGTGGAAAACTGAATTTAACCAAACATCAACTACACATGATGGTGTTGCATATAAACGATATGCTCGCACTGGTAAACCGCAAGGTGAAGTAATTGGTAGTAATACATTTAGATTAACATTTTAATTAAATTTAAAACATATGAGTAGAACAGAAGGTAAATTAAATTTTGCATTAAATTTTGAACGTCAAATCAATGCACCATTAGATGCTACAACAGCAGTAACTACAACAGCAGATTTGACCGGAACAGATACATTTATTTCAACAGATGGCAATAATTATTGTTATTATGGTATGTTGGTATCAGTCACTGAACCAAATAACGCTGGTATATATAAATTAGTTGATTTAGGTGACGGTGTTTCTGCAGTTGATGCTCAGAAAAAGATGACGAATTGGAAATTAATTGCTGGTGGTATAATATCAACTCAAGATGGTGATATACATATTAAAGCTGATAAAACATTCACACTAGAAGCTGGTGACTATCTAAATTTACCACAAGTTAATCAAATTTCATACGGTGGCAATTACTTGCAACGGGGTTGGTATTACCAGCATTTTGATATTAGTGGATTAGGCACAGACGAAGAAATCGTAGATGGAACCAAAAATACTGTTATCTTCTGGTTATCTGATTCGACAGAACAAATTGTAGAAGACATCCAAGAACCGACTTATATACCAGGATTTAATTCCGAATTTCAAGTCGGTTGGTGGTTAACTGGTGTAAATGATGGTAGGTTCCCATCCGGTGAAAATTGTCACTTTGAAATCACACAAATAGATGCCAACAAAATTACTGTTAAGTTATATGCTATTGCTACTTGGGCACTTTGGTGGATTAATGATTGGTTAAGAAATGGAAAAGTAGACTTAGGTGGTAGTCTATCAAAAGATGATTATACTGTTTACTGTAATGGTGCTAATGTTAACACATTCTCTGAAAAATTAGAACAAACAGAATGTGGAGGTGTAACACTAAGTAATAGTTCCTTACTTGTAGGTGACGCCAATTTCTTTGGTTCGAATAAGAATATTACATGTGGTAATTTTAATTATACTACTATAGGGAATACACTTACTGTTGGTAATGGTCTCATGAACTACACTTATTCAGGAACAGTGTTAGGTGCCTACAATGAACCAAATGGAGGTCTACTGCAGGTGGGTGGTGGTACTGGAGAGAGTGATAGAAAAACACTATTCTCTGTACACGCTGGTGGTGATGGTAAAATACAACTTAACGCCCCTACAGAAGTTTACGATGATGTTAATGTTAAAAATTCTAATGGTGTTAATTCAATAGTCATAAACAATGATGCTGGTAGTATTACATTAAGTGGTGGTATAACAACAAAAACAGGTATTTATACAACAAACTCCAGCAATGCTAATACTTTCACATTAAATGCAGCATCAGGTGATATGAATGTGAAGGGTAACATTTACGCTAAAGCTACCCTTGGTTCAGATACATTAAAAGATAATATTAGTGATAGAGTTGTGTTTGCAAGAAAAGGTGATGGCGGTCTTCAGAAATCCAACATTACACCAAGTGAATTAGATAACCTTGCTGGAACTACTTCATCTATTCAAACACAACTCAATAACATAAAGTCACAGGCAATTACAATAGGTGATGACTTTGTGTTAAATAGCTCTAAAAATAATATTTTCACACAAGGACCAGCAACATATCAAAAAGGGTGGTATTATAATTTTATCGATAAAAGTGGTATAGGTACATCAAGTAATTGGAGTGATAAACAAAGTGTTCTTGTTGTATATCTAACTGATAAACAAGTATCATCACCTGCAAGTTCAGGTGTTGTTAATTCAGGTTTTAAATCAGGATTTGCAGTAAATGATGTTGTAACACTTGTGGATGATAACCAGCTGGTTGATCAGTTTACTATCACAGCAATCGATGGTAATAAAATCACTATTAGAGGTGGTAGTACTCAACCGAATGCTTATAAAAAAATAAGTGATGCAGAGAATGGATGGTGTTCAGTAGATTCAATAACAAATAATGACTATTCGTTATATTGTACATCGAAACCGTCAATTGGTAATTCAATTGTTATCGGTGGTTCTATTGCTTCTAGAAGGAGTACGATACATTCATCAAATTCTTTTACTTGGGGTAAAGAAAATGTTTCAAAAGCAGATTATTCAATCTCTCTCGGTGATCATATAATAAATGATACATATAATGGTGTAATCGTTGGTGCTTTTAATAGTGCTAATACTGATAATGACCCATTTATAATTGCTTGTGGTACATCTGACTCAAATAGACACAATGCACTTGCTGTTGGTGGTAGAGGAGCAAATTATACAACACTGAATACAACTAAAGAAAAATTTATATTCAAAAAACCTATTGAACTTAACAATACCACATCTAATAGAGTGATGATTGTAAATTCTAACAAACAAGTTAGTACATCTACAATTACAACCACACAACTTGGTTACTTATCTGGCACAACATCAAATATTCAACAGCAAATTGCTGCATTAGAAGCACGAATTGCTGCATTAGAAGCTAAGGTAAAATAATGAAAAAGATAATATCAATTAGTTTATATATCCTCAAAAACTGGTATAAATGGTGGGTGCAATTACTCACCATTATCGGCAATGTTAAAATATATAAAACACCTTGTTTTGCAATATATAATCCGGAAGAATATGATTATTCAATACGAGGTAATCAGATTAGACAAATCTGTAATTTAGTTAAACCTGGTGATATAATACTTCGTGGATATAACCATTACTTGGATAGTCTTTTGGTTCCAGGTAAATATAGTCATGTTGGTATATATGTTGGAGATTATGCCGTAGTTCATGCTGTAGCTGAAGGTGTTAAAGAAATTGACATTATTGATTTCTTATTAGCAGACAGGGTTTGTATATTGCGACCGAACTCTGAACAAGATAATGCAGTTCAATATGTAAAAGAGCATATCGGTAATAAATATGATTTTAAATTTAATTCATCTGATAGTTCAGAATTTTATTGTTTTGAATTAGCATCTAAAGCATATTCTAATTTAAATGTTTTGTCGTTTGATGTTGAATTATATA